AGGCTGGCGGGGCTGCGGGAGGCGGCTGAGATGGTGGAGATGACAGACCTATCAAAAGTTGCAGACCCAAGCTGGAAGTTATTTTTTGCTGATATGTTTATACAGATAGCGGCAAACATTCGCGCATCGGAGGGGAAATGAACGACAAGTCACAGTTTGAAGTAGTTTGCGGAATGAGCGGCTTCGCTCCAATTCTATTACCAAAATACACTTGGTCGTGGAAACTACACGGCGATTCTTGCACACAGTTTAGCGATACATCAGCGCCCTGCTGGTTTCACCGTCAGATGCAGCGTTTAATTCTTGGGATTCATTGGAGGAAACTTTGACCTTCCTAACCGAACTGAAAGAAGTCCTACAAAACTCAAACGCCGCACTTGCTGGAGTATTTCTCCGCAACCACGCAAAGGAGATTATCAATCTGGTGGAGGTTGCGGAGAACGCAATGCTCGTCTATCAGACTAACGCGCAAAACTATCCGATTGCGGTTGCAATGGAAAAAATGCGGGAAGCCCTCGCCGCGCTGGACAAAGAGCCAATAGACCCCAACAAATGGGCCTTTGACCGGGGGCTGGAGAGCTACTAACTACGCATAAGGCCGAGTTCCGGCCTTGTCAATAATTAGCGCCTGACCTCTGGGGCTGAAATTGATGCTATTCGGGATGCTGATGTGCGTCCAGCGGTCAAATTCCCGAATGACCTGATCGTAGCCAATGCCGCTGGCGACGATGGCCTTTACCACTTCGTCGGGAGTCATGCCCGGCACTTTAAAGTCCGCAGCGCAGCCGATCCGGTGCTGGCTGGTGTCCTTAGACCCTACCGCGTCATTAACCTTTTTTGTCCGCAAACCCGACGAGATCATAATCGGCTTCCCGGCCAGAACCTCTTTTACCTGCTCCAGAAAGGCCGCTAAACGCCCCAGGTTGGCTAGTTCCTGATCGTTAGGGGTGTTATCCCACCCGTTACGTTCTGCGGTTTCTGAGGCTGTCAGTTCCTCAAGCGTAAAATGTGCTGTCAAATTCATTTTGCCGCCTTGGAGAGTAGATCCGTTTTGGCTTGGGAGCCAGCGGACGAGCCGAAATAGTAGGCAATAATCCCCGTCCAGGCGGTGCCTAGACTGCCCAACATCATCAGGATTGCCGGGTTGCTGCTGTCAATTTGATTGAAAAACATCATTCCCATAATGCCGAAAAAGCCAACGGTGACTGACCCTGCTAGGATTGGCGGCATCATCGACCGAGTTGTGGCCTGCATTTCCCTAGCCGACTTTCTATCCTCGACCTCAAGTTTCTCAAAGTTAAGACCCAACTCCTGCGCCTGCTTTTGCAGCTCAATCTCGGCAATCTTGACCTGTGCAATCTGCTCGGCTGACAGCTTGTTATTGGCTATCAGGTCGCCCACCTTGGCCTCGTCTACGCCAATGGCCTTGGATATGGCAGACACGGCCATTCCAGCCAAGGGACCACCAAGTGCGGTCGCAATCGTCGGGGCAATCTGTTTGAGCCAGTCCATTTTAGATTCCTTTTTTCATCAAAATTGTCGAGGCAATCATCATCATGGATTTTATGTGATCCATGTTTTCCGGCTGTGCTGGCCAGCCTATCGTGATCTGTCCGATGAACCGGCTCATGTCGGGGGGCACGCTAATCCTGCAAGTGTAGGTAATGCCTTGCTGGATATACCATAGCCCCAATTCACTCTGTGGTCGCAGGTATGGGCCGCATGGTGTTTCCCCGGCCATCAGACTGACAACATCGTTGTTGTTGGAATGATTTGCAGTAAACAGGCCAACATCAATGCCTTCCAATTCCTTGCTGCGTCCATCCTTGGTATAAAGCCGATACAGGACACGGTTCCCAAGCAGTGGATTTACCTTAAAAATTGCGACGAATGTTGTGCCAGTGTGCCTGAACAGCAAAGCAGCCGCATCGTCTACACGATCTTCGTAAATGACCGGCATCCGCTTGCTCTCCTGGTATGCGCCGATCAACACCGCTTGATTTGTCCACACAAAGTAACCAGCAAACGCTACTAACCCCATCACCAGTATTGAAATCAGCTTAAATGGCGAATCTACATACCCCAAGACTTTGTCCAGGGTCGTGTTTGCATTTAGATTTTCATTGCTCATGCCGACTTCTCTTATCCCAAGCATAATCCCCAAAATATTGATATGACATGAATTTATAGGTGTGCCGGACAAGAAACAGCGTAATCGCAACGTGCCGCATTATGGTTGTTGGCGCTACGTCGTAGCTATCGTCAAACCATGCCTGCGCGGTGACAATCACCTCGGTCATTACTAAAAGCAGCAGTGACAGTCTGCCCAATAGTCCGTCCTGAAAGCCGCTGTGATAAATTAAGATCAGCGCACAGATAATGCAGATTACCGCGCAAATGACATCGACGCTCATTTGAGTTTGTCTCTTATGATTGCCGCCAGATCAAGATTATGCACCGTTTCCATAATCTTGCTCGTAATGCTCAGTCCAGCAAAACCAATGGTGAACGCGACAATCGACCAGTAAACTTTCTGATCTAGATGAAACCAAACTAGGACTGGCTCGGTCGCCAGCACCGTAACAGACAATCCGCCGCAGAACTCAAACGTCCTCTGCAACCTGTTCCTCGCCGGGCCACTCAGCGCCGCAAATGCAGCACCAAGCGCACCGGGTGAGAATGCTTTAATTGCTGCCCATACATCGGCTGCGAAATTGTTTTCCATTTTTATTCCTGCTACTGTTGACCAAATAAGCCAGCCGCCCTTGAACGTCGATTTCGCTCATCTAGCAATTGCAATTCTAAGTTAGTGTTTAATAGTCCAGCTTGGTAAGTAGGATTTATAATCGCCGGATAGTTTGCATCTGGCAGCACGCTTTTTGCTCTTGATGCAACTTGCCCCACCCTTCCGGCACCATACAGCATTTCACCCATTAATCGAGGGGATGAAACAGCGGCCATGCCAGCAGCAGCAGGAAGACCGCCAGTGCTAAATGCGCCAATGACAGATGGAACTGCTGTTGCTCTTTGCAAACCACGGGGAACAATTTCGCTCATAGCTTGACCGGCAAGTGCTGGCATCATTTCCCGACCGCCAGCCGCCACAAGTTCTTGGGCTAAATTTATTCGTTGGCCGTAGTTTGTCTGGACGTTATTACGCATCAACGATTGCAACTTACGCATTGCGGTATCAGCAGATGCCTTTTGACCCAAAGAAAGGGATCGTTCAATTTCTTTAATCAAATCACTTGCATCGCTATATGCCTTCATTGTTTTGGCATATTCAGGCGCTTGTTTTGTTATTTCTTTTTTTATTGATTCGTAAACGCCACCAGCAACAGTACGAGCCGTTTTTTGCTCGTATGGGATAGTTTCTAAAATCCCGCCAATTTTTTGTTTTAACGCATCAAGACCTTCTGGTGTGTGAAATTGAGCCGGATCAAGACTTTTCCAATTACTGATTTCAGATTTAATTTCAGATACAGCATCTGCGGCTTTTTGATTTCTAACTTGTCCTTTAAAAGTTGCAATGTTCTCTGCTGTATTAACTGCTGAATCAATACCTGCAAAATCTAATACACTTGTATCAGCCTTGATAGCTTTCATATTGGTGCGATACTCAGCTTGCTTTGTTGCATTCATTGCAGCAAGATTTTGTTTAGCTGATTCAAGAACTGCTTCAGTGGGAACATTGCCGCGCAAGTTCTCTATAAACAAATTACCAATATCTCCACCTTGATAGCCAGCGCGTACCGCTTGCCTAGCCGCTTCGGTTCCTACACCAGTAGTCATACCGACAACAGGCGCAACACCGCGCCCTGCCGCAGCCACACCTTTTGCTGTTAGCTGAATAGGATCAACCATCGCGGCGGCTTGCGACAATTTTGTCGCTAATGCACCTCCTTTAGGTGCTAACGTAGCCCCACCAGTTAAGAAGGTAGACAAGTCAGCCATCACGCCTGCTGGGTCTGTAGCAAGCGCACGTTTTGCGCCTTCAATGCTGCCATATCGATCTGAATAAAACTGGCCTACTTGATTAGCCACCTCTCTAGAGGCTTTGTCCTCTCCAAGAAATTGGACAAAACTTTCAGGAAGAAGATTTTGTAATCCACCAGCGCCAATGTCTAAAATTCCTTTAACAGTTTTAATCGGACTTGTTACAGCCTCATACAAACCTTTTACAACATTAAACGCAGATGACGGTAGGTTTACCAAAGCACCAGTAGCAACCTCGCCTGCTGTCAATGGCGCTGCCTTCTGTGGTGATATTGGGGTCGTTGGAGCAGATGCGTTTGCAGGTGCCTGCACCACAGATGAAGCCAATCCAGCCTGGCGCTCATAAGCATCAATTTCAGCATCAGAATATCCAGCAGCCTTTGCCGCCATCCGGTCTATCGTGGCCATAATTTATTTCCCTTTTATCTAGCAGCAGGCGCAGGAACTGAAGGAACAACAAAATTCTCTAAGCCAGGACGTATTCCCGTTGGTTTAAGAGCATCTAACCCAGCCTTACTAAATCCTTGAACCCTCAAAACTTTTTCAAGTTTGTTATATGCGTTTATGGAAAGTTCAGCTTGGCGCTTCAGGTTTTTGGAAGCCTGCTCTGGACTCATGCCTTTTGTGACCATTGCTTTTTCAAATTCTGCTTTTTCTGGAACAGTCAAAGCAGCGCCAAACAATTCGTTTCTGACTTTGTTGATGTTCTCTTGATAACCTTGCCACCACTGAAACAATTCAACGCTTTTAGCGTCTTTTGATTTTCCGGCAATCACAACAGCAACGTCTCCAACCTGATCAGTTGCGAAACCTGAAAATTCAGGCTTAAAGGATTCGTAAATGTTAACAAGTTTGTCAGCAGATGCAGATCGTTCTGCTAACTTTGTAGAGTCATTTATTCCAAGTGGCTTCCCATCGGCTGCTGCCGCTGCTTTGCGCGTCGCATCAGCAATACTTAATCTAACCAATTCACGGCTAAGTTCTCGACTTGAGGCTGCTCCTGCTGCTGCGCTGGCACTAGCTGTCCTGGTTGCCTCTTGGTTAGTCGCTTGATTGTTAAGTTGAGTAAAAGTTTGCATTGCCTTGTCCTGATCTTCAGGATCAAGTGTTGCAAAACGCCTTGCTATTTGTTGAGCGTATGGAACGATTGTAGGATGAACTGCGCCTGATGCAATCAATGTTTGAATTGCGTTATCGGATGTGGCCTGTATTTCTGGCTGTCCAGTAACTGAAACAGTTCTCCAACCAGTCGGCGTTCTTTCAAGAAGTTTTGCTCCTTTGGGAACTTCTTTAACCTCTGGCATTGTCAACTTTTGAGCAGCCGCTAAATTTTTAAGTTGTTCCCGACCAGCCGCTGTCCGCATCAACTCAGACGCAACTCTTGAAATGTCAAAAGATGCCGGTCGAGCAGGTATCGGCACAGGCTGACCAGTCTCGTCTACCTGCACATATTGCTCTTGCTCTGGAGTGCCAGGCTGGTATGCACCTTGTGCAATTCTTTGCGCTTGTGCTTCCTGCTGTCGAGCCAACAGTCTATCTGCCCTTATCTGGGCCTCATCTGAACGAACCAGCGCCTGCTGCTTGAATTTTTCAGCTTCGATCCGCAACCCATAAGCCAGTCGCTGATCACCAGATTGCAACGCCATCTGCACCGCCTGATCAAATGTCTCAGGACGGTTGGGGTCAATCATGCCAAGAATTTGCTGGCTGACTGTGCGCCGCTGCAACTCAGGATCTTGCCCACCCAACGCACCACCAAGCGCCCCAGCCAAGCCATAGGCACCGCGCCCAATGGCGTAGTTGGCCTGCTGGAATGGGTCGAGCTTGGCGAACTGCATAGCACGCGCAGATGCTCGATCTTCCTGCTGCTGCTCATACATTTCCGGCGATACGCCGAACAGGGATTGGACAATTTCAGCCATGATTAATTTTCCAATCCGCCGAGGGCGAGAGGATTGTAACTTCCATCTGAAAAATCACTTACATAAGGATTTCCAGGCGCGTTTGGTAAGTATGAATACGGGTCAAAGCTGCTAGCAGCACGACGCAAAGCCGGATTCTGACTGCCCTGAATCAACGCCGTGGCAAACGGATTATAAGCATTTGCCCTATACATTGAATTAGCAGCATTCGTGCCGCCACTAAGCATTGCCAATGCGCCCGTATTGCTTTGCCCCTTCGCGCCGATGTTGATGCCAAGATCCAGCGGTTGTTGACCCAAGCCTTCCAAGGCTTTCATCTGTTGCAGATACGCCTCGTAGGGGCCAAGCGCCGCGGCTTGACCTTGATAGCCTTGGCTAATCAGGTTGCCACCAGTGCCAAACAGACCGGCACCGAACGCCGTTTGCCGCTGACCGGCCTCCATAGATTGAGCCGCCAATGCAGCGTCCTGTTGGGCCAGCGCGTTGTAGTATGCCTCCATCTCAGGATTAGCTGCGCCGAGGCCAGCACCGCCGCCTGGACGCGTTCCCGTGGCACCTACAGCCAATCCACCACGGCCAGTCTGGAATAGCTGGTTTTGCAGTTGGGCAAACTGGCGCTCACGGCTTGGCGCTAGAAGATTCTGCTGGCCAGCCATGTATTGTTCAGCCGCAGCCTGTGGCGACTGAGCCAAATATTGACTGCCAAGATTGAACAAACTCTGACCGGCCTGACCAAGCGGGGCAAACTGCTGTTGTCCCATCTCAGCCTGCGACAAGCCGCCACCAGCCAAGCCCATGAATCGGTCTTGATAGGCTCGGAATGCAGGGTCTAGCGTGTAGCCTGCACCAGATACTCGACCGTTAGCGTCGGTCTGAAAATTTGACGAGCCGAATCGCGTCGTGACTCCTACCGGACGGAATCGGGCTTCGTCAGCCGCTAGTTGAGCAGAGGCCATCTGTGCATCGGCCTGCTTTTGCGCTGCACTTCTTGCGGTGCGGCCTTGAATCAATCCGCCAACAATTTCACCCATAATTTTCTCTCCAGAGATACAGCTTTCTACTTATTCCATCTAGACATTTGTGATTTTCTAATACTTTAAAACCTGTTATTACAGCCCACTTAACCATCTTTTCATTATCTATAAACGGCATTGCGTATATATCTTGATTCTGCTTTTTAGCCCAATCGTGCCAATCTTTAGCAAACTCTTTCTTTATACTTTTTGTCCATTTAAATACATCCATGTGGACAAATAACAAACCGTTTACGTCTTCTGTGTAGATAATGTAATCATCAGTTGTAATTGCCGGTATCTTCAAACAGTGCGTTTCCACATAAATACTGTGATGTACGGCTGGTAGTTCGCATTGGTCGCGCTTGCGCCTTCTGTGCTGTTGGCTACAGTGATGCCGGTGACTGCGGATGCAGTCGTATTAGAATTTGAAGCTGCGCCAACTGATGTGCCGCCAAAGTCACCACCGCCGCCAGCAACAGTAACTACAACTGTGTGCGTATGACTCGGATCAGTAACCGTCGCCGTATGCGTGTGGCTCGGCAAAGTAGCGTTAGCACTACCGCCAGTTTCTTCAGCCGTATCAAATAAAACATTGCCTGCGTCAAAGCCAACAGGCACCCGTCCTGCGCCGAATGCTGTCCAAGTGCCGAAGCCTAACAGCGTGCCGGGGTTGGTTGCCACAACAGCGGTAAAGATTGAGCCAACTGGAAACAGAGCCGCTTTAACCGCAGTAATCGCAGCGTCAATGTAGGCAGTCGTAGCAATCTGCGTGTTATTGGTCGCCGGTGAAGCAGTAGGCGCAAGAGGCGTTCCCGTAAACGTAGGACTAGCCAAGTCAGCCTTAGTCGCCACGGCCACCGCAATATTGACAAACTCCGTGTTGATCTCTGTGCCTTTAACGATCTTCAGCGGGTCGCCAGAGGTCAGCGCGTCTTTTGTGGCGAAGTTGGTGCTCTGTACATAATTTGACACGTCATTCTCCTTGCTTTAAGTATGCGACTAGCATCTCTAAATCTTGCAACGATGCCGCACCTTTTATCCGATTAGCTTTCCAAGAAATCACTTGGATATTGTCGCGTGTGTAGCCTTTTGTTGAATCTATTCTATCAATGCTAGGGCTGTTATCTCTAAATCCTGCATTGTTAAATTCAAGTTTAATGCCAAAAATAGGACAGCAACCGTCAGCAGGGTAGATTGATTTTATGTCCTCTACATTTATTTCGTGTTCACGATTATTTAACTTGGCCCTTTGCTTTGATGCGTTTATAAGCATTTGCAAACGGTATTCAAAATTAAGTCGTCTATTTCTCTGATAATTTCGAGAATACTCAAGATGCTCATCTTTGTTTTCTTCTCTACGCTGCGTTTGGCGCTTGTTATCACAAATTCGGCAGTTGTATTGCAAGCCATCTTTTGCTGCGTTGTTTAATGAAAACTCCGCAGGAAACTTTTCTTCCTTGCACGTGTTGCAAGTTTTTGTTGAATGAACCAACCGAATCGGACTCATACTGTTTTCCCGTTCTTCGATTGAATCTCAATGCGTTGAATGGATAATGCAGACCCGTTTATATCTGCCTCGTAACCAGTCTGCACGATTTTACCGCTTCCACTGGCCGACACACTTAAAGTCTGCAAAGCCACACCATTGGCGTATTCAGCTATTACGGTAGCATTTGCGCCGTATTCCGCAATGTTGTATTGGCTAACTTTCTGCGTCGGTATTTGAGCATTGGCCGACAGATAATTTGTTGTAAAGTCAAACGCCCATTTCATCGTTACAAATTGATTCGTGCCGCCAATCACCACCACCTTCAGCCGCTTGAGCAGAGAGGTGACATTGGCATCGCCTAAGTCAGCATGGTTAGTGTAATACTGAAAGCGATAAGCAGTCGTATCGTCTTGTTCGCCAGTATATTTTGCAATGTAACCAGTCTTGCCAAGCAGCAGATCGCCATTGCGCCGAGACAGTAGCGCCGAGGGTTCGATGGAATCCCATGTCGTAACCCTGAAAGCGCCATCTTGCAACTGGCCGCGAGTGTCAAAACAAAACACTTCTTTGCAAAACGGCAACACCAGAAGATAAAACGCCTCGGTTTCGGAATAAACAGACTTGATGTTTGCCAGCGTTTCGGCGGCAATGATGTTCATCAGGTCGCTACGCACGTTCTTTGACAAGTCGCCAATCGGCACAGACTTCTCGATTATCGTTCGCGCAAATGACCTTACGCCAGAATTGGACAAAAACAAAACGTCCTTGCCGGTGCTTTGGATGGAGTCTCTAGATATGCAGCCGATACCCGCCACAGTGTCAGCCAGCGTCATCGTCGATGGTGTGGTGGCACCCGAATAGACAAGAATCTGGCGCTGGCCGAAGATAATCAGGAAGTTGTTGTGCGCCGCCAGGCCGGTAATGTTATCCGCACCATTCGGCCATACCTGATTGATGTTCAGCGTGCCGGATGTGCCACCAGTCCAAACATGGCCGGAAAGCAGATCAGAGAAAGATATGGTCGTGTTGTCGGTAGAAGTATCTGCTACCCAGAGCCGCCCATAGGCACTGATTACGATGTTGCCCAAAGGCACAGTGCCTGCATAACCAACTTTCTCACTAACGCGCCGGAAAGTCGTTGTGCTCACAGCAGGGTCAAAGATCAGCGGGTCAAAGCCTGACTGGAAGAAATAAGTGATGCCATTAAGCGAGGCGCAAGACCAATTGTTGGCTGTGATAGTCGGCGCAACACCGCCGCCGCCGTAGGTCAATTCGACCACAGCGTTCGAGCTGTCCAGTTTAAATAGCTTGTTGTTGCCGGAAAACAGGATGGTCAGAGTGCCATCGGTTTGCACTAGCTCATGGATTACACCAGGGTTATTAGCCCCAAGCGTGCCGGATGATGCGTTTACCCTAGACCAGCCATTGCGAGATCCGATGCGCCCGAACTGGTCAATGACGCAATTTGTCGCAACCAAAGCAAAGCCAGCCGCCAGATCTGTAGGCGAGTCTTGCGTATTCAGCCCTAGAAATCCTGGGGCTGAAATGCTGGCAGTTTGGAGGGATTGGCTCATATTGCCAAAAACTCTTGATTTTCAGGGTAGCGGGTGCCTTCCAGCGCAATCTGGTCAGCCAGCATTCCACGGTAAAGCTGATATGCCTCTGACGAGTTAAGACCGCCATCCTCGCCACGCTCCACCAGCGCCCGCGCATAGGCGTTCTGCACCACCAGAGAGTCAGAAACAAGGACTGAGGTAGAGTCAGCAGCCAGCGTTGCTTGTGGCACAGTAAGAGAAAAAGGGATGCTGTAGACACCATCGGGGCGAGGGTAAAGTACTACTTGAGTGTCTCCGTTGCCATCCACACCATCGAATGAATAATACTGTGGAAGCCCGTTTGTCGTGGGAACAAGATTTTGATAGCGGTTCATCTCGACAAAACTGATATTTTGCAGCCCGACATTGGATGTGACGTTGATCGCGTCCTGAACCTGAAACTTCTGGCCAGCGCCGGTCATCGAATAGATGTAAGTCGAGGCAACCGTGGTAATCGTGACGGTTGTTCCAAGCACGTTCCAGCTAAAAGAGTCCTCAATCTGGCGCTTTGCATCGTTCACAAAAAGGCCGATCAGGGTTGAATAGGTCGTTTCGTTGTTGGTCGACACCTGCGTTTCGCGCAATCGAATCAAGACGTTATTGATAAGCTGGAGAAAAGTCATTTCTTATTCCTTGCGCTGATTGCCTTGGCCTTGGCTTTTGCGTCGGCTTTGCTACTAGTCCCCCATGCCTTCAAACTCAGCAGCAGTCTGGTTGGCTCCCCGTCCTTGTATTCGGGGCCGGGATTGCCTGCCATTCTAGCGAGAAACGATGCCCTGCGCGGGTTGTCGCCGGATTTCACCGGGGCTTTGATGTCTTGGCCGGCAGCTTTCAGGCTTGCTCGGCCAGCAGCATTAAGTCCGCCTTTTGGATTCTGTCCTTCCTTGCGCTGCCAAGCCGGAGTTTTCATATCAACTCAGTAACAGAAAATGTTGAGGAAGTCACCGCAACATCTTTGATAACGGCAATCTTTTGACCAGGACTTACCCGAACAATCTCAGAAAAGTTATTCGGCATCATTGGCGACGTTGTAATACTTGCAGTTGGATTAGTGCCAATCTGAAAATGGCAATGTCCCGATGAGCAAGATAAACGAACCATCGTGGTGGACGCACCAAATGCTGTTGATTGAACGCTAGAAGTTGTGACAGTAAATACCTGCGATACGCCCAAGCTAGGAACGCCAAGCGCAACTTGGTTAGGATCAAGTTGGAAGGTTGACATTACTTGCCTCGTTTAGCTTTGGTCGCCACGTTTTTTGCTGTCCGAGAGCCACGAACCGGCATTGCTTTGGGCTTGCCAACCGCAACCATAATGGCTACAGGCATGGCTTTTTTCGACATTTTCGGTGCTTTACCGTACATAGAATTGACTCCTAAATTGTGAATTTACGAGGACGACCCCTCTTTTTTTCAGGGGGAATCATGGGCAAAGGCTTTACTTCTGGAACTTCTGGATTCTCGTTGACTACATCAACTCTCACGTATCCGGCATGACCACGCATCGAGTCAATGTCATACGGCTGCGTAAAAGTTACTGTATTGCCAGATTGCAAACAACGAAAGGTTGCCATAATTAACCTAAAAAGGGGGCCGAAGCCCCCTGTTTAAACGATACGAGCAATAACTAATTTTACAGTTGTTGATGCCAAATCAACCGCTGCGCCAGTAGTGTTGGTCGTTGCGATAGTGACGGTGCCAGCAGCCGAAACATAGGCGCGGCGAACAAGCCCCGCCTCACTAACGCCAGCCGACATCGCGATAACCACATCGCCCAAAACAACACCAGGAACAGCTACGGTGTCAGTTCCAGCGGCTTGATCTGCTACTGAAGCAGAATTCAGGGTGCAAGTCACAGCCCACGTGTCACTAAAGACACCACGGAACTGGTCGTTGCCCTGTCGAGCAGTAATTGCAGTTGCAGCAGCCATAATTTATAACTCCTTAAAAGAATGCCCCCCCATTTCTGAGGGGGGTTGGTTATGGATTAGGCCGGGACAACCAGAGCAAACAGCGAAGCAGACTTAGCCGCGCCGACGGAGGCTGCAAGACGCAAACCGGCAACACCGTAGAGCGTGTCACTGGTAAACAGCGTCGAAAGGTAGTCTTGCTTGTACTGGATCTGCGAACGGATACCGATCTGCTCAACCAGCACCATCGAGTCACGGTGGCCCATCAAGCATACCCGCGCCAGGTTGGTTCCGGTCGTGGTGTCTGCATTGCTGGTCGTAAACACCGGGATACCGTAGAGGTTGCCGATTTCGCCGTTGCGGATTGCGTTGCCATTCCCAACGAACGCTTGCTCGGTGTAACGGGCAAGACCCATCAGCGTGTTACGGCTGGACGGGGGGATGATAAAAAACCGCTGATCCATCGAGGTATCGTTATCGTCCAGGCGCTGAATAGTGCGACGAATGGCCGCATCAGTCAGTGCGCTTTCGTTGTTGCTAGCGGCAACATAAGCGGTCGTGCCATCGCCGCCGATG